ATCTACAACATTTTCCAGAAGAGGGTTTGGGATGCGAACATCTGTACGACCCAAAACTGTAAAGTGAAGTTCAATGGAGATGTTCTCCCCAAACAGAACTTTGAAGCCTATGCCAAAATGCATGAAGGTGTTCAGGACGTCGCCTCTGTCACCACCGATCGTTGGTCTGTGTGTATCGGACCGTCGGAGAATGGTATGGAACAAGTTTCGTTCGTGAACGGTCTCTGTACTATGAAAGGTGGTACCCACGTCGACCATGTCGCCAACCTGATCGCTAACGGTATCATCGACGATATGGCGAAGAAAATCAAGTTGAAGCCTCAGCAAGTCAAGAACACTTTTACCATCTTCGTGAAGGCAACTTTGGAAAATCCCACCTTCTCGAGTCAGGTCAAGTCTGAGTGTACCTCGAAGTCTCCGGACTTTGGTTCGAAGTTTGAACCTCCAAAGAACTTTGTGAAGAATGTTTTGAAAACAGGTATCGCCGATGAACTCACAGCACTCTCAAAGTTCAAAGAGATGAAGGAACTCAAGAAGACTGATGGAGCCAGGAAGTCTAAGATTACCGGGATCCCCAAACTGGACGATGCAAACAAGGCTGGTACGGCACAATCTGGGAAGTGTACACTCATCGTGACAGAGGGTGACTCGGCGAAGACACTCGCAGTCGCCGGTCTATCTGTGGTAGGTCGGGACCATTATGGTGTCTTCCCACTTCGTGGTAAGTGTAAGAATGTGAGAGATTCCTCTGTGGCGCAATTGACCTCCAACCAGGAGTTCAATGATCTCAAGAAGATTTTGGGTCTCCAACAAGGGAAGGAGTACACGAGTGTCTCCGAGCTTCGCTATGGTCGTCTCATGATTATGACTGATGCGGATAATGATGGGTCCCACATCAAGGGTCTCATCCTCAACATGATTCACTACTTCTGGCCCAGTCTTTTGAAACTTAATTTTGTTGTCTCGATGGTGACTCCAATCATCAAGGCTATGAAAGGTTCGGAGTCCAAATCGTTTTACACAGACTCGGCGTTCCGGTCATGGTATGGTTCGGGGAGACAAGGTTGGCGAATCAAGTACTACAAGGGTCTCGGTACGTCTACGAGTGCTGAGGCTCGTGAATATTTCAAGAAGATTCAAGACCTGACTGTGAAGTTTGACATGGATACGATGACGGATGAGTCCATCGTCCTCGCGTTCGACAAAAAGAAGGCGGATGCCCGAAAGTCTTGGCTTCTCGAGAGTACGGCGAAAGATTCAAAGGAACTCGAGGTGGCCTACGGAAAGGTTAAACAGTTGGACATTACCGATTTCGTACACAAGGATCTGGTCAACTTTTCACTGGCAGACCTCAAACGTTCCATCGCTCACATGGCGGATGGTCTCAAGCCATCGCAGCGTAAGGTGATGTACGCCTGTTTCCAAAAAAACTTGACCGCGGAGATGAAGGTGGCGCAGCTGGCAGCCTATGTGGCTGAGAAGAGTGCGTACCACCACGGTGAAGTATCTCTCGCAGAAACGATCGTGAAGTTGGCGAATGACTATACGGGTAGTAACAACATTAACCTTCTGGAACCCTGTGGGCAGTTCGGTACACGGCTCATGGGTGGAAAGGATGCGTCTCAAACGAGGTACATTTTTACACGACTGACCCCCGAAGCTCGAAACCTTTTCGACCCTCGTGATGATGCGATTCTCAAATACCTGGATGATGATGGTCGCTCGATTGAACCCGACTTTTACATGCCCACCATTCCTATGGTTCTCGTGAATGGTACAGAAGGTATCGGGACGGGGTTCAGTTGTTACGTTCCCCCATTCAACCCAAAGGATATCAAACAAAACATCATGAACATTCTCGATGGAAAAGGGGTTGTACGCATGAAACCCTGGTTTCGTGGATTCAAGGGTAAAGTGTTTGAACAGGATGATACATGGGTGACGGAGGGTGTATGGACAACTGTCGGTAAGACGGTCAAAGTCTCCGAGCTTCCACCCGGTCGTTGGACACAGGACTACAAAGAGTACCTCGACACACTCATAGAAAAGAAGGTGATCTCGTCGTACACGAACAATAGTACGACGGAAAATGTTGACTTTGTGATCCAGGACTATTCGGGAAAAGATCTGGTGAAAGACCTCAAGCTTCAAAAAACGTTTCGGACAACAAACATGCACCTGTTCCATCCCACACGAGGTATTCACAAATATGAGACACCCGAAGACATTCTCATGGATTTCATCGAGCTGAGACGCGACCATTATGTCAAACGCAAAGAGTATCTCATCAAGGTTCTCGAAGCGAAATCGAAAATGTGTGAGTACAAGTCACGATTCGTGACGATGGTGATCAACGGTGACATCGTAGTCTTCAGGCGTAAAAAACAGGATCTCGAGCTTCAACTCTCCGAGTCGTTCCCCAAAATCAACGACACGTATGACTATCTCCTAAACATCAAGACGGTTCAGTACACCGAAGAATCAGTCCGAGAACTACTGACACAATCGAAACAGGCGCGTGCGGAACTTGAGACGATGAAGGCGACATCTCCTATGACTATGTGGAAGAATGATATTAAAAATATGTAAGCAGTAAGTAGGTATGGGTGAAGCTGCAAAGATTTCACTTAAAGCTATTGGAAAGCAAGACACACACTTACTTTGCAAGGATCCAGCGGAATCTTTCTTTAACCCGAATACTACGAGACGACATTCGAACTTTAGAAAATATCACAGGAGTAAAAATGTGGTGAATACCGGACGAATTCCAAATTGGCCGTTTGGACAGACTATAAAGATTCAATTTAATCCCCAAAACATGGGTGATCTCTTGAGTAACATGTGGCTCAGTATCAAAATGCCAAAAGTGTCGAATGGGAACTATGCAGATCAGTTGGGTCGACACATTCTCAAAAGTGTCACGATGTTTGTGGATGACACAGAACTCGAGAAGATCGAAGGTGATTGGGGAATCATTTACGATGAATTGTATTTAGAACTTTCAGAGAAGGTGGCGAATAGGTTTCTTGTAAATAGAAGTATAGGTTTTGACGATTCCACAAAGACGGATTCCGTCTCTAGACTCGAGACGGATCTCATGATTCCGCTTCAGTTTTTCTTCGCACGAAAATATGCGAGTGATGAATACTCCACGAATAAACCAAATCGCCCATATTTCCCCGTGTGTGCGGTCCATAAACAAAAGATTGAGTTTGTACTCGAGTTTCATAAACAATCATTTTTTACGGATACACTCGATACTTTGATTCTTGATGAATTTAAACTCATCACTGAAGAAATCACAGTCACACCCGAAGAGCGCAAATATCTTAGTCATCAACCTCAGACGATAGTGACGGATATCGTTCGAAAACATCCTACGACCGTCAGTGAACTCGGAAATCCTGTGATTCAAACGAATCTTGTTCCAAACATTCCTGTCAAATGTCTTCATTGGTTTTTGAGGAATACAAAATTTGAACTCGAAGATGAAAGCGTGGCCCTCGAACCCAAGCAATTAGGTGGAAGTATTATAGGTACAAATCCGAGTGATGATTCTGGGTACGCTGTCGCGATGTCACCGGATGGAACGACCATCGCCATAGGTGAACCCAAATATGAGTTACAAGTGGATACCAGTCCGGAAGATGGTGTTATCGATAATCCCAATCAGAATAAGGGTCGTGTCCGTGTATTCAAATTAGTATCGGGGACATGGACACAGTTGGGTTCCGATATTAATGGACTCGCTGACGGAGAATTACTAGGAACATCCGTTTCTTTATCTGAAACTGGTACGGCACTCGCCATCGGTTCACCTGGATCGAGTCTGGTCCGAGTGTATCAATACGCTAACGGGTCATGGACACAGCTTGGTTCGGATATCACAGGTATGTCAGGAACGTCCGTGTCTTTATCTGGAAACGGAACACATGTTGCTATAGGTGCACCCGAATACGACTCGAATCGAGGGCGTGTACAAGTGTGGTATTATAGTATAGGACCAGGTTGGCAACAATTGGGTGGAAACATGGATGGTGAGAGTACCGGTGATTTTTCAGGTAAAGCTGTTTCTATTTCCAATCCGGTGACGTCTGGTAGTACGGATTATACAGTGGCTATAGGAGCCTACGGTCATGATTCGAGTCGTGGACATGTGCGTGTATTTGTCTATAACGGGGGTGTGTGGACACAACGGGGTTCTGATATCGACGGAACAGCTGTGGGGGATGAATTTGGAACATCGGTTGACCTCTCCAAGAATGGGTCGTTTCTCATCGTGGGCGCCCCTAAGAATGCCGATAGTTTTACGAATGCCGGACACGCGCGTGTATTTTTCTATTCAACCGCGTGGACACAAATAGGTCCCTCGATCAAAGGTACGGTGGCCGAACAACAATCGGGTACGTCGGTAGCTGTGTCCAATACAGGTACACGCGTCGCCGTAGGTACACCTCTCGCGAATAGATCGAGAGTGTATAACTTTACAAACGTTGGTGGTGTGTTTGCTTGGGATCGTTTACATAGAGATTTAACCGGACCCGGAAATGGTGGTGCCCTATCTATGGCCGACGAAGGTTTACGTGTGGTCGTAGGTGCACCCACGTTTAATAACAGTGTAGGACAAACACAGGTTTTCGATCTTCCAACAAATGATGAAGAACTTTATTTCTGTCAAAACAGATTCAATTTTTCTTCAAATGTGGATTTTGACGATCAGCTCACATTTTTTAATCCCGTCATGAAAGACGCGAGCTTTTACATCAACGGTACTCGATTACCAAACGTGACCAACACGAATCATAATTATTACAAATACCTCATTCCATACAGAATGCGCCTGTCTAGACCTATCAGGAATATCTATACGTATAGTTTCTCGATGAATCCGATAAACGTGGAACCATCGGGAAGCTTAGACTTTGGTGATATTCAGTCCGATAAAACAAAAATCGAAGTGAACCTGGATACGACAAAGGTAGACGTATCTTCTAATACATACGCGTTACACATGTATTATACGGGATATCAAACATTTATTTTTGATGGTGGTCGGGTACAACCGATTGCTTACTAAACAGTGTATTTTTGTTACTCGAAATATAGTCGATAATCTTATTCTTGATACACCATTTGATGAAATTCAACTGCGCGAGCGTCGTATGGATTTCATGAGATGTACCCGGAACCTTGTATGCAAACTTTTCCGAACGACAAAATGGATCGAACAGTTTTTTCGAGTACCCATCGAGACTCGATTTATAAGCATAGTGAACGGTAAAAATCTTACCGTCACTCGTTTTGTAAGATGTATGATTTTTCTTCGCGTAATTCGTGATGAACCATTCGAGATTTCTCAATGAAATACCACTTGATTTGTCTAGTATATTCAGCAATTTGGATCGGTTGTCCTCTTCGTTGTAGAATGAATTTATGGATGTTAGTAGAATATCTGTTTTACTCATTATCAATTATAGAATCCAAATCTATAAGTCCCTTCGATGAAGAAGATTTTTCACAACCCGGACACCCCACAACATTTCTAAATCCGGGTCCGTGTGTGTGACCATCAGTGATAGATTCGTGTCTTCTCTGTTTAATTTGTTCACCTTGTTTTTGGTGTTTTCCACAATATCCACCGTGTGTTCCCTTGAATGTACACCTCGACCCATCGGGTTTCGTACCTCTACACATGGGATTAGAAGACATGGCGGGTATATCCTTGAGTAGAGAAACCAACTTGATCTGATACTTGTTCGCGATGACTTCCGCATACTGTGTCATCATGACATTGATTCGTGCTTCCAGTTCTTGCTCAAATACTTCCAAAATCTTATCGCGAAAGCTCATTCCTTACTCTGCTTTTGCTCGTATTTTTTAAATAAGTCTTCAACGCTTTCTTCACGTTTCGTCGTTGCATTTTTTATCCTAAGTTTTAACTCTGGAATTGTTCCGTCACATTCCAGTCCACGTTTTTTACACTCCTCGATAAGGTCCGCTTTTTTCATACCACTCAGGGATAATTCTCGTTTTTTCGGTGGTGGTTTACACTGGTTAATGAGTTCCCCGAAAATCTCTTGTTTCGTATCTTCAAAGAGTGGGTCCAGAAGATCACACACCGGGTTGAGGAATTTATTGATGAAGTAGTATTTGTAATCAACGGGTACGTTATTCTCTTCGACATATTTAGGATCCTCTGACTTTTCAAACGCCTTCGCCTTATGATCTCCCGTATCTACGAGAAGGTATGGAACGCGATCACCCGATTGAGGTTCGGAACCGGGTTTACGCTCGCGCATCTTGTTTACAACCTGTACGTGCGCTTGATTGATGTTCACACTCTCGGGACTCGTGATGGATACATTTTGTCCGTTCACCTTGTATGAATCCGAAAGAGACTGACTCAAGATCAACTTCTCGTTCGGAACGTCACCGGAAAGAAGTTCGATCGCCCGCTCCTTCGCGAGCTCTTTAGGTGGACCTGTATCACTCGATGTGAGTACGACATCCAAGAGTTCTTTGCACACCTCCCGCACATGTGGCGTGTTGTCCCGTCGAACAACCTGGAGACCCTTGATGTCTATGTAATCCATGTGCATGTTTCCATCCTTTCCTTGTGTCCATAGTTTCGCGGCATATCTCTTCTTAGAGTACAAAAAGTACGGCCAA